AGTAGATGCCTGCTGACTGGATGAACCAGAGACGGCTGCAAGGTTTGCGATACCCTTAATAGCGTTAACAGATGTATTCAAATCAACACCGGCAGCTGTGAACGTACCGATGTTTCGTGTCATTTCCGTAAAATTATAGATCGTCAAATCCGCATACTTGTTCAGCTCATTCAAGGCGCGGTTGACATCATTGATATTGGCCCCCTCTTTTTGGGTATTCGCCAAAATCGTCTGCGTTGCATTGATCTGAGTCTCATATTCCTGTAAACCGGATTTGATCGGCTCAATGGTCAATGCATATGCAATTTTCTTCCCAGCATTTAGCGCTGAGTTTGTAATATTCTGAAGAGCTGTTACAGCCATGACTTCAAGCGCGGAGAATTTCAAGCGAACGGATTCTACGCCATTCGAGAGTCCTCCCATATCGACCCGACCAGCCGCCTTGCTGATATTCTCAAAGCCTTTTGCACTATCCTCGAACTTGAGGCTTTTCTTCAGCTTGTCCAGTGTTGACATACTTGTGCTAACATTCTTTTCGAAGTTTGCATTGTCAAACCGCATCTCGACGACTCTCTGGTCGATCGTTTTGCTCATAGCTTTGTAACCTCCTTCCATGCTTTCTCAGCAAGTTCGTCAAAGATAGGCTGGATAGCGGGGTTGATGTAATCTCGCCCTTCTACCCAACCGCCATTACGAGTTCCATGTCCGTATTGCAGAATAATTGCAATTGGTACACCTTTGACGATATGCGAGTTTGTAAACGTAATCCTTGCAGATCCTTTTTTGTTTACAATCTCATAGTCCCAGCTTGCGGCAGTTTCGCCGCTATCAACTGGAGTAGCCGCCGACAAAGCAGCGACACCTTTCTGCCCGTATTTATCGAGCAGTCCCAATCCAACGGCTTCTTTCACACGTTCCAGAAACCGGATTGCTTTAGAAAAGTCGCCTTTTTGTCGAAATGTGACCATTTTGAATTTTCATCCTTTCGAGTGAGCTCGCCGACGCCGAGCGGCATTCAGTGCCGCATTCTGTTTAAGAATATTTCGCTGACTTTGCTTCTTCGGTGGCTGGTTCTTCACATTACAGACACGAATCAGCATCAGCAGACGATTCAAATGCCATTTCTGGCATTCAAATGGGATTTGCAGTGCAACCATCCAATAATAGATCAGTTCGCTGGTGACAATTTCTGTTCCTCGATGACCTTTCTGTTCGTCACGGATAGTTGTTGCACTTCGTTTTGCATCAATGTAAGCATTTACATCTCTGAAATTTTGTGAGGACAATCTATCGTAAACATCCGCAGGAACATTAGAATTTAATGTCATACAGCGAATGTAATCGATCGTTTCCTCTACGGTTTTCTGCTCTTTCGAAAGGAATGGCTTTTCCCACTTCGATTCCCATTTGGCAAGGGAAATTAACGAGTGTTCCAGCTGTAAACAGACAGGGGGCTTTGCTGAAACAAACTCTTCTTTCTGCTCGTCCCAGCCTTCAACCCCCTGTACTGTAATAACGAGCATTATTTAATCGACTTTCGGAATGATGCCATTGATGAAGGCCGCAGCTTTCTGATCATCCTGCGCCAATTCCATGTAAATGTCGGAATATGCCTGCGTCTGGGTGAACTCCGTCGTGAGTTCGTTTGATTTGATGAAACGTCTGCCATCATCGCTCTTTACGCCATATGCCTTCAGAACGATGTCCTTAAAAAGCTTTGCCAGTGCAGGAACGTCCTTGGCAGCCGTGATCTTCGCTACCATCTGGCTAAGACCGCCAGTAACGCCGAGTTCCCACTCAGTAAGCTCTGCTTTGGTCAGGTTGAAATAGAACGTCTCTTCGCGTTCTACGCCGTTGAAATCAATGTACTTTTTGGTAATAGGCAGCATAATATAACCCCTTTCAGTTATGAAAACAAAAATAAGAGGGAGCCTCGCATGGAGACTCCCTCGCTGGAAAACAGTTAGACGGTCTTGAAGTGCGCCAGAACTTCTGCCGGCAGCGGCAGCTTCGGAGCAACGGCATCGCTAGCCTCTTCCGACGTTGCAGCCTTGCCGTAAAGGATTTCTTCGAAAGACGCAAGCTTTGCAGCATCGACCTTCGTAGAATCGATCGTGACAATGGCGGTCGGCTTGAATCCAGCAACGTCAACCGGCGTGCAGGTGAATTCCCAAGAGAACTCGATGGCTTCCGGCGAATCGTTGACCGTGCTATATGCACGCTCGGAAGCGGAAGCAAGGCAGCCATAGATCAGGTGCAGCTTATAGCCGTGGCTATCGCCTTCGGTGTCGTTGCCGATACGAGTACGATAGCACAGACCGAAAGTTGCTCTCGGCTGCTGGCCAATCGTAATGCCGGCGTCCAGATCTGCGGAGCCGTCGCAAGCCTTCCACTCGTCCGGATACATGTAGGCAGTGATCGTACCGCCCAGATCCTCATTGGACATCAAGGTAAGATACTTGATGTTGTCGGCATACAGCGCCGTCGGCTCTGCACCAGACGGAGTTTCCGTCACGCCAGTCAGGCCGTTCCATGCAACGCCCTTGTCATAGGCCTTGCTGGTCTTGTTGAAGGGATACAGAACACCACGATCCGTACCGGTTTCAAACAGACGTTCCGATACCTGATCCCATTCGATATTGAACATAGCAGTTCCTCCTCTTAAAGATAGATTTCAAACACATCATGATTGAGGTTGTCCTGCACATAATGGCGGTCGAAATAGCAATAAGGAAGCATGCTGACACGGTTTACAATCTCGCTATCCGGATCGCTGTCGATGACAGTGACTGTATATCGGATTCGACGATTATAATTGCCATTATCAGCATGCTTGATTGCCATTTCACTTCGCTCGTATCGAATTGCAGGATACCTCATTTGGGTATTGCTGGGTGGCTGGAAATAGACATTACCATTGCCCAGAATCTCCCGAAAGATTTTTCCAAGCTCAGCTCGTCGGTCCATTCCAGATACCTCCCGTCGAAAGAATCAGTCGTGGATACTTGACCTCCACGGACGTGATCTTCCATTTTGCCCCCATAAAGGTGACATAGCGCATAGAATGAAAATTCTCATTGGCATACGGATCGGATACAATACTGATCTCATTGCCAATGGTGATATTGTCATTCACCTGGGCATTACCATCCAGACGCCGAGTGTTACGAATCAAATCGCCGCAGTATGTACGCTCGACGATCTGCTCTTCCCAAACATCCGGACGGACTTCAACAGTCACAGCATACCCGATAGTTCCGTAAAATTTAGCCATTTTGAATTTTTACGCCGTATACTCGCCAGTATGGACAGTTACGGCTGCAGCAGTGCTTGCGAGGACGTCATAGATGGTCACATCGAGGCACTTTTTCGTGGTGTTCTCCTTAAAGGCTGCAACCGGATAGAAGGCTTTCTCGTAAGATACGACTGCCAGGCCCTTCACACACAGCTCAGTCATCGTCTCCTTGTCGATCTTCTGTGTGCAGGCCGAATCAGCGTAGATGAAGTTGTCACTTTTCTTCGCATAGACGGTCACGGTCTTTACGAACTTCTCATCAGCATTTGCATAGTTCACATTCAGTTTCATTACTCTAACCTCCTGTTAAAAATCAGCCCGTCACTGTCTCTTCGAGAGCGATGGCGGACAGGATACGGGTATTCGCACCGGAGCAGCGGGTTTCAAGCAGGCTCTTTTCCTGGTTGAAATCGATATCGAAATCAGTGAAATGCGTGATTTCGCCGCCCTTCGTTGCACCGAGAGAATAGTCCGCCAGATTAACCATCAGGCCGAGCAGCTTCTTCGTCTTACCGTCGGTGGCAGTTCTCGTCTTTCCTTCAAACTGCTCCGCAGTAATAATCTTACCGACGTTCAGTGCCGCAGTCAGATCACTGATCTTGTCATAAATACGGCGACCATTCAGGTCGCGGGCCAACAGCATCACATTGACCAGATGAGGAGAGCAGTAGAAGTCCGGAGTACCGGAGCCCTTATACTTCTCACGGGCATACAGCAGTGCCTGAATGACTGCCTCTGCATAGATGTAGTTTTCACCGAAGTTTGCAGAAGTGTTCGTGCCCTGAAGCGTTGCCTTCATACCGGCAATGTCAACATCAGCATGGATCGTGTACAGTTCATCATCTGTCCAGATCGGGCGAATCTTGTCTTCAGCAATCTTACCTTCATCGCCAACCTCACGGCCATCACCGAGCATGATAGCGGTTGCGAGTTCCTCGTTCAGGTTCATACGGTCAATGCCGTAGAGATACTGCACGACATCAAAGTCGGTAATATCCATGACATCGTCCCGATCAATCTTGCTCTTGACATATACGGTCTGCGGATCGGTCGTTCTGTGCACGACTTTGAAGTTGCCGACTTCACCCTTGAGCGTACCTTTCTTGTAGCCCTTAGCACGAAGATCGTCAAGCTTGCGAATGTCCGCCTGTCGAGTACGAATACGGGAAATCGGGCTCTTATGTACCTTCTTGAGTACCTCGTTGACCCAGCCCTGATCATTGGTGATCAGCTCAGGAGCGCCAGGACGAACATCCTTGTATTCAGGGAACAGCTGGCTGATGTTCTCAATACCGTGTGCCAGAACACTGTCCGGGTTCTGCTCTGCAAACAGATCCATCGCATGCTGCAGGCTGCCAACATTGCTGGCCTTCGCCAGGTTGATGATTGCGGTCTGATCGGTGTAAGAGAGGACGTTCGCCTCATCCTGCCGATCGTTGTCAAAGACATTATGCTTCATAGTGTTGTCCTCCTCGTTATTATCGGATTTTTTGGTTTCTTCGCCGGCAGCGATACCTTCAGCAACCAGCGCAAGCAGAACGTTTCTCTGTTTCTCAGTCATAGAGTTCAGAACATCCTGCACAGTTTCCGCATCGTCTTGCTTGTCCTCTTCAGACGAATCGGTCTGTTCTTCATCAGCATGCTGCAGTTCAGCATCTTCGGAATCCTCATCGCTATCGGCATGGGCAAGTTGAATATTATCTTTGTCCAGTACAAACAGAATTTCGGCTTCCTGATTTGCCTCATCATCATGCTGCATGACAGAATCAATGTATGCCCCGGGATTTGCCCCGGCCAGAACCAGACTCAGCTCACGAATCACACCATGAACTACATTAGTCCCATTCTGTACAAGGTCGTTCGCCCAAATGGACAATGCACATACATCGCCATTATCGACCAGCTTCTTACCGGCACGACCAGAGTCAGTGTCATTGAAATAACCATAGGCATATACGCCATCTGCTCGATTTTCGAGATAGGCATGCCCGAGAACATTCGTGACACTGTTATGCTGATGCCCCCAACAGAGCGGCACTTTCTCGCCGTCCTGATCCTTAAAAGCATCAGGCATGATCACACGCTTATCTCTGCATGTGAGATTGGCTTTCGTAGCATAGCCATGAAAGTCACAATCAGGGTATTTCAGTTTCATTCTGCCAATTGCTCCTCCTTCGATTTTTGTTCAGAATTACCATTTTGATTTTCGACTTCACCGTCCAGCATCGCTTGCTCTACATCGGACTGATTGATATTACTGTTACGGAGTTCGTCAGCACGAGGATCATCAGACGGTCTCATGCCGATAATTGAACGAAATTCATTCTTTGTCATAATCTCGTTACGAGTGAACTTATCCGCAATTTCCGCAATCTGGGATACTGGTGCAATCTTGAACGGATCACGGAAGAAGGAGATTACCTGCTTCTGCGTTCGTGCAGTCTTTGTCAGGAATGTTCGAGTCATCTCGTCGGCGATAGCTGCCAGAATCGGCTCCACAGTCCGATTGTGATAGTTGATCATCGTTTCTTCATTCGCCGTACCATCCATGACACTCTCTGTAATACCAAGCTGGGAATACAGCATCTTTGTCAGATACTCGATCTGGCTCATCAGATTGTTTTCTACACCACGGTTAAGCTGCGTGATATGCTCTGTACCGTCGGTATATGCAATGCCGTATTTGGAGCCTGAGAGCTGCTGTTCGATATCTCGTCTGCGCTGTTCAGCCTGTTCCTTTCGAGCCTGTGACTTAATGACATACGGAAGCTGGATAATCAAATCGAGCTTGCCGGAACCACTCTGCTCATCGATGGCGTCCAGAATGTTCAGCTTCCGGATGAGACGCTGCATAGTGGAGTTTGGCTCATTCATCACGGCGAACAGAGGATTTTCCATAATCGCTGTGTATTTTTTTGCCACAACGACCTCTTCGAATCGCCCGATTCTCTCGTCATAAAGTCTGACTCGCACATGTTGAGGCATCCATTCCAAAATCTTTCCTGTCCGCAAGGAATAGATTTTGTAGCTGCTATTCTCGTCCGGGTCGAAATCTGCTTCAACCGGAACAACTGCTACGCATCCTTCGTCAAGCATGGACATTACAATATCCTGCCGCAATGCTCGTCCTGTCTGGTCAAGATTCGCTTCAACGGTCAAGCATTGATGTAGGGTATCATCAATGTATTCCAGAAAATGACCATTTTCGTCTACGCGAGCATGGACAAGACTGATCGCCGAAACATCCAATGCAATGCGGTTGCAGATAGCTGTCACGATTGATCGCTCATGTCCTCGCGTCATACGAATCCTGTCAGGTCGATACCCATAACTAGATCCGGAATAGGATGTTCCTTGATAACTTGTGGGATCTCGATTCATAAAAATGTTCCAAGCTCGTTTGAGCTTGGAACCAATTGTTTCTTTCATTGAACGTTCATCACCTCCTGTAATAGAGATCTGTATGTTCACGCCATATCGACGGACGTCTTCTTGTAGGCAATTCGTCCAGAAGACCAGATGCCATTTTTCAGCTGACTCATATCGTAGTTCGGAGTCGCAAGTGCCATATGAACACCAAGTTCTCCTCGCTTCGCCACAAACTGCACGACCTTGCCTGATGGCGCTCTTAAGTCTGTTACAGCTGTATTCATCAGCTCAGCCATCCGACGGTTATAAGCATTGACCGCCGTATTGCTGATTCGTCCGCGTGAACTATAAGAAGAGGCATCGCGAAGCAGCTGATTTCCATACTCGTCCAACTCTCCCGACACCTTTTTGCGCGCATTTTTTATGATTTTGTCATAGTTCTTCTTAGCCCACTTATTATCCTTTTTATCGAGCCGTCTTTGACCGGCAGGAGTAAGTGAGCCATCTGGGTTTTGGTAGCGCCGTACGCCCCATTTCATACCGATGATCCCATGATGGGATAAATAAACGTCCATAGCGTCACCACCTTTACTCAAATGCGTCTTTATTATGTTTATAGGCAATATAGGCATCCATCATTGCCGCGACAGAGTCGATCTTCTCATCGTGTCTCTTCTTCAGCAGTTTGCGGTTACCATTTGTATCCTCCAATGTGATACAGTTGCCCATTGTGAAGGTCATAAGCTGCTCGTCAAAGATCAGACTACGCTGTTCGGCAAGTGTCTTTAGCTCGCCCAACGGAACAGACTCTGTCTTTGCACCCTGAATAACCTTTTCAATACCGAATGGCCCATTCTCACGTGCCCAACGCTCAACAAAGCCTTGTGCATTGTATGGGTCATAGCCAAAGCAGCGCACATCATATCCAGTCTGGATAATATGTTCATCCAAATCATCATAGACAACATCCAAATCGAGAACGCTGCCTTCTAATACGATCAGACTTCCTTCTTTCATGAAATCCTCATACTTGTTGCGCATAGCCAGAGGGAGTTTCGAAAGTGTCACATCAGTGATGTAGCATCGTGTTTTTACACCGAAGGTCTCTCCGTGTAACGGGAACAAGAAAGTGAACGCACAGAAGTCATCGCCTCTGGAAAGGTCTGCGCCCAAAGCGCATGGCATTTGCCAGAAAGAATGGGGCTTATGCGGAAGTGTCTCTTCATACGCAAAGTAGTAAGTGTACCCCTCCATCGGGATGCCGAATCGTTTAGCCAGAATATCATTCCGGGCAGCAGGTGCTTTTTCAGCACGTTCCACGTCCAGCTGATATGTTTCGTAGCTTACCGTTTTACCGATATTCGGATTACACTTCGGCCACATATCGGGATTCCCAACCTCGTCCATGGAATCCAGCCGATACCACCAGATAGAAACATGGGGATTCGGATAATCTCCCTTTAGGATGTTCATGAGCTCCATTTTGATCGTGTCGCCGGCACCATTACGCACAGTACCTTCAGAACTCGTAGCAACGATCAAATAGTCATCAACCTTGGAAGCACCCTGCTCAATTGCACCGATGACATCCTCACGGATATCTCCGGAAAGCCATTCGTCAACTGTTGCCACCTTGCAGCGGAGGCCCTGAAGCTTATTGATGCTCATTGGTCGAACCTCGATGAGCGAGCCTGTCAGGAAGTTTTCGATGCCTTTCTTTGTGGAAGCCAGTTTAACACGGTCGGCACGGTTGCCAGTTGTGTTCTGCAAAGAGCCAAATGTCAAAAACTTAAACAATGGCCCACGACTTCGAGTAATAGCAGTCCGAAGTGGAGACATGACCTCTTCGGCAAGCTTCATCGTTGGAGCTGTTGTGATCTGATGGGTTGTACTGGTATCAACATTCTGGAAGAATGATTGCAGACAGGAATCATAGACAGATTTCGCTGCGCCTCGTCCAACGATCAGATACTGTTTATTTACAAGTCGTTTCCGAATAACCTTTCGTTCATAGTGACCACCATGACCATCTGGATTAGGGACATACACGCTGCGTTCAATGAAATAGTACCAGCCGAAGATCTGCTCGCCCCACAACTTAAATGAGTCTAGCAGGTTCATGTCGGATCCGTCAGTCAGGGTTAATTCACTCTCACAGTATTTCACCCAGCCTTCTACGGCTTCGTCATCGTAATAAACACCCGGATTTGCAATTAGGTCGTCAATGCGGTTCATCTCCATCGCGACTTCCCGACATACGGGAATCTCGCCGCGCAGAACAGCATCGCGAAACTGACCGTAATAAATCGGGGTTGCAGTATTAGATAGAGCCATACTTACGACTCTTTTTTCGGCGGTTCATATGGCTGAGTCTGATAGCGTCTCAAGGCACTTTCAGTCGATGCTCGTTTCAGCATGGCAGCCAGCGCCTTATCGCCAACCTTACTCAGATCTGCGGTATTGTATTTGGTAATCGTATCAGACTCTTTTTCGTCAAATACTTTCTTTACCAATTTTTCAATACCTTTCTGGGCAAAATTACGGACAGCCTGCTCAGCAAGATCGTTCACGAGTTTGCTGACTCGCTGATTCTTTTGCGGATTCCGTTTCGCCATCGCCGCATTATACTGATCTTCCATGTTGATGCGATTCAGCCTGGAGCGAAGTTCTTCATCGCTCATTTCATTGACACTCTTGCTGGATGTATCGGTTTTCTTGCCTATACTAGAATTCTGAGAATCGCTTCCAGTATCATCCATCGAATACCGTTTCTTTCCAGCATTTGTCAGAGTCCCATCTTTATTTTGGTATCGCCGGACTCCCCATTTCATCCCGATGATACCATGATGGGCAAGGTAACTATCCATTTTGATTTCTCACCTCTCTTAGTTTGTCTTATGTGAACGACGGCGTGCTGTAGTCTTTGATGTAGTTGTAGGTTTGACAGGATCAACAGCAACATTCAATCGCCATTCCAATTGACTAATCTCTTTATTCATGGCCTCCAAAACCGAGCTCGTCAGTGGAGGATCGAAGATCAAGCGTACCTTTAATGTAATGTAGGTCTTCACCAAATTTAGCACCGTACTGTCAGCAGTATAATCACTCCAGTTCTGTGTTTCGTCTGTTACAACAAACCCTTTTTCTGGACCAACACCCAACTGACTTAAGATGGAAAAGCAAGCATTGATATGAACAAGCAAATCAACATCAAAGTGATTTGCATATGGATCGCCGCAAACCAATTTTCGAATAGTCACAAGAATGCTATCCTGCATGTTATCCTCCTTTACTGTTATTTCTTCCACGGACAAGTATCATTTGGCTTTCTCGCCGGTGGAAGATCCACCAGTAATGATGCATCGCCATAGTGAATTGCCTTATGCGTCCGATCACGAACACAGACTACATTCTCCATTGCAAAGATGCACGGATCTCGATTTAAGATGTTATCGTATGTGATCGGATTCAAATGATGAATGATGATTGGCTCAAAAATCTCGTAACCCTCACAAGCCAGATCCCGCCCGCTATCTCGAATAATAATCCGGTTACGAAATTGCTTCCATTCAGGTGAATGGTAAAGGGCTTGATTCAGATAACGACGCCATCCGAAGTTTGCATATCCAACGCCGTTTCCGATAACGAGATAATCGAACCGTTCCTGAAAGGTTGGAAGCTGAATCAGCTCTGAATAACATTTATTCATTACCATCAGACCTCCGGCCTTGATAATCAGACATTGCAGCCATTGCATCAGCATAAAGTGCTTTCAGCTCCTGCATCGAGTCGAGGTTCTTTGTCTTTGCTGCAATCAACTCTTTCTGCAATTCAAGAATCTCTAGCTCTTTGCGTTCTCTAGCAGAGCCGAGTTTCAGAAAATGTGTGGTCTCCTGTGAAGATGCAGTGCCTTCCAGAAGACGTTTTTCTACCAGATTGTAAGCCAGCGCAATCAACTGATTATCGCGAGCCTCTGGCGAAATAGCCGGTCTGATCTTCCGAGGAGAACTGGAAGAGTCCGGTGTTTTTGCTTTACTCATTCACTGTCTCCTTTCTATAAAGTCAGGCGAGTTTTGTTGTGCTGAGCATTGTGCGAACTACGATTCCAGGAACACCGGCAATTGTTAATTCAAGTTTTGGCGTAAGCTCCAAACTGAAGATTCGATCAAATGCAGGGACACAAGAAGTGATTGTGTAATATTTGTTCTTCTCTACATCAAGACGTGCCTGAGACGATGGAAGCAGATGTCCACTAAGTAGCATTCGAACTGTGATGATGCCATCATCCTTTGGAACAAACACAACTGATGCATCTGCTCGATAGAGACCTTTCCGTTTGATTCTGTGATAAGACTCTGATAGTTCAAGTGCTGTACCACTTTGATATACGACCTGCCCTAAAAGAAGTGATTCTTCATTTGCTGTGTCAATAATCTGACCTACATCATCAACTGACACTAGTACAGATTTACGAAACTGCTCATTTACATTACTGTTACAGTTCATAGGACCCTCCTAAACATAGAAAACGGGCTCCGAGATGGTCTCAGAAGCCCGATAATAAAATGCTGATGGAACTTTTCAGCGAGTTATGCACAGCTATCATCACTTTCAAAGCTGTTCCTCAGAGAACACTGTCAGTTTGCCTCCCAAAAATCTTCCCCCGGGGAATTTTTGAAGATCGCCGCGATAGGGGAGGGGGTGTGATATTTACGACCCCTCCCCCTATATCATTTGATATTATATTAGGTTTTTTCCTAATAACTTTTCTATCAAATGACAATCGCAGCAACAGCAGCAAAGTTGAGCAATGCAAAAAGACAAGCTAAACGCAGAAGGAAAGGCAACTTTAGGCCGCCCAAGCATCTTCCATGTCAACTCATCTCGTTTTCAGGCATTGCTTTTGTAACTTTGCGATAAATGTTCAAGAAATCGTTCTTTACAATTTCATCAATCGCAAGCTCGACTTCACGTTCGTTCTCTTCCTGACTGAATTGATCCGAAACCTTTGCGATTCGTCCAAGATATGCGCACGAATTGTAGCCTTTTTGCATGTCGAACATAAACCACAGGGGGAACTGTTCAAAAGGATCATAAGGATTGTCGAACGTCGTCAGCATTGCATTATGCATTAAAGCCATTATGCGACACCATCCTTTTTATGTAAATACTTCGAAACTGTAGACGAAGAAACACCTAAGGCTGCAGCAATTTCTTCTGTTGTATTGCCAGCTTCGTAAAGGGCCTGCATACGAAGAACCTTTGCATCTGAAAGGGTCGTCTTTGTACGAGGTGTAGCCCAAGTTCTCAAGCTATCGAGGTCGGTATTCGCAATAATTTTCTCCAACTGTGTCTTCGAAATTGCGCCGGCCTGAATCGCTTCCCATTCCTTCTCGTCCAACTTAATTGCCTGGCGATGCGCGCCTACAGAATTTCGTGCCTCCACAAGCGCCTGCTGAGAAGCCTTTTTAATTTCGCCCTTGGTCATGTTCGGATTGCTTTCCTTCTTCGCAGCCACCACGGCATTCGCAATCGTCTGTGCCTGCCGTTCACGAGGGGCATTCAAAAGCGCAGTCTTGAGCTTGGCATCCAAAGAGCGAACCTCAGAATCATACTTGGCACGAGCTTCAGGAGAGTAGGGGATGTCTTTTGTGTTGACGATCTGGAGTCGTGCCTGGTTGGCAAGACCTTTCATAGTGTTTGCGTAATCGGCGTAGGCTTCTTCCATTGAACTGCCAAGATCTGAGATCAGAGAACGGGCATCCTTTGTTTCAGCCATTTTTGTGGAAGCCTGTGTTCTGCGGATCGTCTGTCCCTTGCTGTTTACATAAGTCGGTTCATCGACATCTTTCCAAATCAGCTCGCCTGTATTTGGATCAATTTTCGGGCTGCCTTGACGTTTGGTCACAGACTGCTGAGATTTGGCACGGGAGATCAAAGTCGCAGCGCCCTCATGGTAATTACCATTCTCGTCATACGACCCCTGATACCTCTGTTTCAGAGCAGCGATACCATTGTCGATCTCGCTCTGTTTATAGTCAAGCTTATGCTTGGCCGCATCAATGACGACCATGCTGTGCTTGACAGCACGAGCAAGCTCAGGTTCTGTCGCACCAAGAAGTGTCATGTCAGTAATGAGGTTTGAGATCATACCCATCTGAAGCTGCGTGTTATCGACTTCTTTTCCATCTGCACGCTTATACTTCATATAGGTCATACCCGGCTTCTCTGCATATTCCATCTTCGGATCAAAGCCTTCCAATTCCCGAAGTGGGGGCTTTGAAGTGATGCGTACCCTGGAGGTTGCAGAGTTGCATGGGATAACCATGACAGTATCGCCATCAAAGTCTGCCCCAGACAGACGCTCTGCAACATGAGCATTGATACCGACTGCATCTGCAGAGGTTGTACCAATCATGTTCTTTGCATCTGTCTGACGGTTGTTGACTTTCAGGATGGGGATCTCAAACGTTCCGCCGTGCGGGTATCGAATCAGAGCAACAGTCTCACCGTTTTTATAGTTCGGTGCATAGATCTCATTATCTTTCATTGAGGTCACAGGCAGAATGACATGATACTGCTGACGCGGCAGAGCCGCTGCATACAGATGAACCGCAGCCGTATCGCAGTCATCAGCAAAAGACTGAAGAAGTCTCTTTTTAACAGTCGGGTTCTCAAGTGCCATGATTTCAGAGAACTCATCTGCTTTATCAGCTTTGGCGACATTCAGCTGTTTCTGTGCCAGATCAAGACTTTGTTTGGAAAGAAACTGAGACGGAACACGGTTTGCCCATTCCGTCCAGTCTGCTTCTTCACGAGTCTTGTTAATGAGAGATAGCTTCTCTGTTCCGTCCTTGTCTGTATAATAGCTCTGACCACCACGCTCTTTGACAAGTGCGCCAAACGGATTGGAAGGATCATCCTTGATAGGTTTCAAAACTTTTTCCAGCGGTGTACCGACAGATTTGTTGGTATTGAAACGAACATCAACGCCTTTCGGAAGATCGTCTGAATAGACAGCCATACCTTTCAGGTAGTGCTTTCCGTCTACCATAATTCGCACCTGAGCATAATTAGAATCCCCAAGAGACAGATCGGCTGCGCCTCTGCGAAGTTCGATCAGGCCATCTTTCTCTTTACCGCCATTTTCTGCATAATTGATCTGAAGACGCTTGGAATCCAGACTTGCAGGATACTGGAATGCCGGTTTGAAAGTATCACCACCGTCATAGGACTTGTAGTCCTTCAAAGAATTAACCTTATCATACTGAAAGATCTCCTTGTGCTCTGTACCCGGAGGGCAGAGAACCTTCAGGTTTGTCTGCTTGCCGGGATTCGTTGCCTGCGGAACACCACCACCATACACCTTATAGCCTTCCATCTGAAGAATGTAAAGTGCCTGATTCATGCGTTCCTTTGAAACACCGATTTCCAGTTCAGAGCCAGTCCCGACATCGATCATTCCACGGGTATCTACCTGCTCTCGCAGAAAGTCAGCAGTTTTCTGAGCCTGATTCATTCGCGCTTCCGAATTTGCATTCAAAAGGGAACGAACCGAAGATTCAGCAATTCCCATCTCTTCTGCAATCTTATTCGTGCTCATGCCTTTCTCTCGAAGAGCCTTGGCCTGCGCAACGTTAATGCTCCTCCGTTCGGCATTTGCAAGACTGAGCTGAACTCTCAGTTGAGTGGTCGTCAATCCCATCGACTTTGCAATCGCGAGATAACCAGTATAGGTCTTACCATCCGCATCGGTAAAGGTATATTTCTGATTTCGAAGTTCTTCTACGCGGCTAAGAAAGTCGCCGGAATGTTGATAAGGGTTGTCGCCGGAACCCCACGGATATCGTCCGGAACGTCGTTTGATGCCATAGTGCATCAAAATGTCGAGAGCGACTGGATCATCACAGTCCAGCATGTCGTTGATCCCAAAGAAGCTCTCCATTTCCTGAGCAATAGAGTTCATATCGTCAGACCTCCTGCTTACGATGTTGTATCAATATTTTATTAAAACGAATGATGCGATCGCAAATATCCATAATCTCTTGGCCGGCTGGATTATAGATATTGACATCATCATTCTGATAGATGCGAAGTTCATGATCAATCTCGTATGGAGACACAGCGTACTCCAAACAGAACAGAGCGTCATAGATCAGAAGCTGCTCCATGTGCGCCTCAATCTCTCCGCTCTTGTAATCATGAATTCGAAGAAGATTATCTCGAAATGCAATTGTATCGGCTGTTCCAAAAAAGTCATCAGAATAGTACAGCAGCACTTCCGGATCCATTCGAAAGCCAATTGCATCATTCACGTATTGATTGAGTGTCTTGTGCGAGCGAGGAAGCTTTTGTCCGAGACGGATGCAGGTCGCAGCGAATGCATGAAGAACAGTCCCTCTTTCTTTTGCCTTCATATTATCATAGACCGTGACCAACTTATCATCCGTATAATTCAGCCAATTATACTTGCTCGCAGAGAATGTTGCGTGTCGCCCTTCAATCCGAGAATGATCGTTCCATTGCATTCAGAACTTCCTCCTTGTTCTCAGGATTGATGAACGCAGCGAACGACATCTTGTTCATCTTCTCAATCCAATAATCCTGATTCGGTCGATGACTTGAATTGGTTTCTTTCTTTCCTTCCAGGGCTGCCCAACGTTCCCCGTTCAAAACGAGAAGATCGGGAATGCCCTGCGGAGGCGGATTAATATGGAGCACGATTGCTCCGGGAAGTCTCTCGCGAATCTCTTTGATGAGCTTCGTCTTAAATTTGTTTTCCAGCATGAGATTGTTAAACCTCCAAACAAAAATTAAAGAGAGAAGCATATATTGCCTCTCTCTTCATAAAAGGGCATGTTTTTCACGCGTAGTCATCAGTATCAAGAAAAACAACGTTTTCCGAACTTTTCACGCGGCACCCTGAATCTGGGAATTTTAATCTAGGTTTGTTCTCGCTAAGCTAGGTTAGATTTTTCGGATTTTCAGCATCTCACCGATTTTCCTCAAAATCGACGAAAATCGCGCTCTGCCCACTTTTTTCAAAAATCCCTTATTACTATAATAAAAATTTTTTCTCTAGGGTTAATAAGAAAAAAAGTGGGAAAGTGGGCAGAAAACCCCGAAACCCTTGAAAACACTAGGTTTTTCGGCTTTTCAAAAGTGGGCAAAAAGTGGGCAGAAAGTGGGCAAATGGCCATTTTTGTCCAAAAATTTTCAAAAACTCCGAGTCTAAAACACCCAATTTTTACGCTCTGCCCAGTTTTGCCCGGGTTGTGCCCACTTTTTATTTGACTAAAGTGGGCAGAAATTTTATCCACTTTTCCTCTAAAATAGCAAAAAGAAAAGCCCCTGTGGGGCCCACGAAGGACCCCACAAGAGCTATCTTTTCTTAAAATATTTAGAATTCAGCTACGATCGGTGCTTCAATGGTAACGTCGTATCCTTCACCGAACTCGATCACACACTCAACTTTTTGAATCTGATCCACGTCAGTAATATCCAAGTCTTCCAGATCGGATCCATATAATTCCACAATAAGAACCCCATATGCATGTGGCGGGATATTGGTGCCAGAACCGAACTCAGAAATCATGATATCATTTACAGAAAGGCTATCGTTTTGAACAGATGCATCAAATGCCTCATCAGTTCCATTCTCAATCAGCAATGCTAAATACAAATTAGAATCATATTCATCTTCATGTCCAAGGATTCCTTTACTGATGATACGAATATTGTCCTGACTAAAGAGCTCAGTACCGTCCAGATTCAAAGGCGCATCTTCGCCAATAGTCAAATGGACAGTATTCTCATCCTTCAGATCCCATCCGTC